ACTAAGCTGGGCGCTTGACTTGCCCGTGTCGGTAGAACCGCTACGTGCAGAAGTGCCAAGGCTAGCGTTGGCAAACACAGTTGCCAGTGCAGTAGCTCGGTCAGTGAGGGTGGCGTCCGCCGCTACGGCAAACAGTTGATTGGGGTTGTCAGCTACAAGAGCTTTTACCGGGTAGTTAGTGTCTACTGACACGCTACCTGATCCGGGCCAGTAGTTGAGCCACACAGGCTTCTTCTGGGTAGAATCGTGGTATTGAACCCCGACAAGTACACCGAGGGCTTGCGTAGTGCCGCCCGCAGTGTCTCCAGCTTGGCCAATTACGCCTGCGGCTAGAGGAACAACAATCTCACCATTATAGATGACATCAGTGTTGTTACTGGCAATTTCATACTCAGTAACACCGGTACTGTTAGCACCGCTTCCTACAAGACCAACAGGACGAAGACCAAAGGCAGTTTCTTGATTTGCCATTGTTTAGTTTCTCCGTTCTGTGCGGCCCTATTTTTTGGGGCCGCCGAAAGTTACACGACTCTGGCGCTCGGGTTTTCCGATTGCCATCGTTGGATGAGCGTTTTCTCGCAACATATCGCTTTCAACAGCTTCGATTTGGTCCGCGTTACGTTGAGCAAAATACTCAGCGCGTTCCTGAACTGTTTCCACCGGTATGCGGGCGAGCATCAATCCGCCGACACCAAACACACCTTCATATTTTCCCGAATCAATTACCGGAGCTTCAAACTCTGGATACTCATCTTGGCGAACAAGCTCATAGCCTTCTCGCAGTCTTGCCGAAATATTCTTGGTGTCGTCAAAACCCCTTACTTCGGCGCGTATCCAACGATGTCTAAAGCCCTCTGGTGCGGGCGGTGCGTCTAACATAGACGGGGGAGTCCAAGGCTTACGCCGTCCCTGCTTCTCCCTTGACGCTGTTTCACGTGAGGAGCGATTAATGCCCTCAAAGCCTTTCTTCTCTGTGGACATGGTCTTACTCCTTTACGTATTTCGCGTATTCTTCAAGCGGCACTCCCAGTTTTTTAGCAATCGCTACTTGGGTCGGGGAGAGTTTGACCCTTTTACTGCGCCCAGATGATGTGGAGCGTGACACTCCAGCCACATTCTGAGCGGGTTTGCGGCTGGGCGATTGCTCTTCTCCAAACTTATGCGGGAATTCCCGCTTAATTCTAGAGTCAAGCTCATTATAGTAGTCATCGCCTTGAGGATCAAATCCTTCATCCTCAATAAGTTTTTTATGAATACCAAATGCGGCAAACGTCATGGCTTCATCTTGGCCAAACCAAGAGTTTTTCTCGGCCCACTGCTCGGCTTTTGGATCAGGCCGCTGTTGTTGCGGGGCGGCCTGCGGAGCAGGTTGCTGTGCAACTGGTTGCTGGGGTTGTTGCGCGCGAGCCTCTGCTTGACGCTGTGCCCTTGCATAACCATCTGCGGCAATAGTCAGATTGGTCAACTCTTTCTGAGCCGCAACCGTAGCGTCCGCGTCACCAAGCTCTACTGCTCGCTTGAGATTGGCTTCTGCCTGCTGTTGCTGAATAGAGATTCGCTGACCATATTCGTTCATGAAACCTTGATCTAAAGTTTCCATGCGCTGACGGATCTTTTCAGCCTCCGATTGCACGTTTTGAGCGTATCTCAACGCCTCTTCACGTTCGCGCTCGGCATCCCGCATTTTCTTGGTCAAACGATTAATTCGCTTCTGCACAGACTCGCTGTACTGCTCCATTTCCGCCTCTTCCTTGGCAGGAGCTTCTTCCGCGACCTCTACTTCTGGTTGTTGTGTTCCACGTGGAACATCTTCGGGTTGCTCAACTTCAACTTCCGTTTCTTCAGCATCCCCCACGTCTAATTCAAACTGCGCTTCTTCTGCCGCGTCAGCCATGGCTATACCTCCTTACAGGCTAAGAATGTCTTCGGGATCGTCAATAACCGCTAGGATTTCGTCATCATTCAAAATCCTGCATTCCCCGCCACTTATACGGAAACGTGAACCCGCATACCGAGCAAAGATTACCCACTGCTTTTCAGTACACCACGGGCCATCGGGGAATTTATCAGCGTCTTTGTAACAAAGAGGTCCTTGCTTAACGACATAACCCACAACCGTTTGTATTTGGGTGTCATTAAGGACTTGAGTAGGAAGGTATATTCCACCATCCGTGGTTTCTTTACCACGATAAGGCAGAATCAACATTCTCCAACCAGTAGGCTGGGGCATTCTTTCCAAAAGGCTTTTATCCATGGCCTCGGGGTCGAGTACCTTGGGCTTTGGCGCTTTGTAAAGAGATTTGACGCCTTCTGCGGCGGCGTCTAGGTCAATATTTTCAGCTAGATCAGTCATTTAGTTGCTCCTGTTTTTCTAGCAGGCCCGAGAGTTCCTGTCCAATAAAGTTTAAGGCAGACATTTCACCCATTAAGTTCTGGTATTGCTCCATCGACTTAACGTGGTTATTTTCCAACAACTCCAAAATTTGAGTGCGGCGATCTTTTATGGCTCTTTGAATGAATTGAGCTAAATATAAAGAATCCACATGCGCTCCATCTTAGAATGTCGTATCTATATAACACGCCATTCTTAAAGGAGCAACTAATATGTCCACATAACAGGGCCAGTGGAGCGAATATCGACGTGAACAAACGTTTTTGCCACTCCGATCCCGCCAAAGCCCAGTTTTATCGCCTCTTCTACAATTTTTCGCCGCTCAATGCCGTTTTCAACGTAGATATCCGCCGCTATCCCCTCCGCATGGGTTCCCGGCTTGACTTTTACACGTTCAAGGCTGTGATTAGGGGAGCGATACCCCGAGGTAATATAGAAAGGAAAGCCACAAGCATCACGAAGCTTATCTAAAGCTTCCAAAAACTCGGGCGAAATGTTGTTTTCGCCTGTCTCAGAACAGGCAAATTCTTCTTCTGAAAAATATTGATATGTCACTCTTTTTTGCCTGACCCTAGAAAAAGGCCAAAAGCGCCCGTTAAAGCGCCTGTCATGACAGATACAAGTCCCGCTTGCTCTAAGCTAGGGTCGGGAAGCGACATAAACCACTCTACAACACGATACGTCATGACAATCATGGTAAACATCAAAAAACGCGGCAAGAAACGCCAACGATCTAATGTTTCAGGGGTGATCATTTTTCTCTGGAAACGCCTTTGGTTTTCTCAAAGGTTCGTAGACCACCAAGACCGAGCATTCCGAGCAATACTGTAAGTAAGCTTTCCATTTCAAATACAGGAAGTGGAGGGGCCTCAACACCAGAATAAGTAATGACAAATACAGCAAGAGGCTGACCCACAAAGTGCCAAGCCAAAGCAACCCCGCAAGTCCACCCAACAAATGGTCGCCAGCCTGCGACAAACATGCTTTTGTGCGCCGCTTCAGTTTTGTTAATTTCAATTTGGCCTCTCGCAAGCTCCTGCGCGTGTTTTTCGGACATGGTTGCGATGTCATGGGCGAGCCTCGCTCTTTCATCCGCATCAGGGATGAACTTATCTAACAACCCCGTAACCGGGCCAATCAATGCCTCAAGCATTAGAATCCGCTCAAAGATGCCTGAATCTGAGAAGGGGGAATGCCAAAGTAACTTAACTGCCCGATTCCCTGATCAATAGGAGGAATTTGGTTGTAAAACTGCTGGTATCGATACGAATCCAACATCTCCGGGGTAGGCGGGATGTAACCTACCGGAGGGCTGGACGGCAGTTGCGCTAAATAAGGATTGTCCATTGGCGGAGGAGCGGCAGGCGTAGGATATGAGTAACCTCCCTCGGTTGCTCCGCCCACTGGCGGTTGTCCTGCTGGCGGTTGCCCCACCGATGGTGCAGAGCCGCCCGAATATCCCGAAGATGCTTGTGCCGCCAAAAGCTCCCTAAGCGCCGCAAGCTCTTCTTGCATAGCAGTAAACTGATCTTGAAAATCCGTGAAATAACCGGGAGGGCCTTCGGGAGTATACGTTTTATAGCCCTGCGGCACATTTCCTTCGGCTAACTGAGCTTGACGGTCTAAATATCTTTCATAATCGTCCTGCTTAGGGTTTTTCATACCAGCATACGCAATGCTGTCCCGAAGCTTCTCTCCCGAAAGGCCAGAGTTCACCCAATACAGTAAACCGTCTTTTTCCGCAGGACGCCCGAAAAGCTCTATGTACATCTGATTTACATCAGCCGCCCGATCTGCGTAACTTTTTTGTGCGGACTGCTCCTGCGCGGTCTGAAAATTAGTGTAATCCTGCCCTTTTGGATTACTCGCCGCCGCCGCAATCAAAGCATCACGAAGTGCTTCTCCCGTCAGCCCAGACTCCATCCAATACGCGGCACCTGCGTCTTCCGCGCCGGTTTCACGATCAAAAAGCTCGTTATATAGCTGGTCTAAACGCTCTCTAGAAACGGCCATTAATCACCTCAACAGCTAGTGAACCGTGAGCCGCGAAGCGCGGCACCCATGCCACGTTTCTTGCCCGTTGTAGACTTGCCCATCGCCGTGTCGGGCGTCTTCTCTTCCTTAGCTACAGCATAAGGAATAGAGCCTTGGTCCTTAATCTCTGCTTTGGCAACAGGTGCCGGTGCCTTAACCGGTGGAGCGCCGTTTACTTTGACTCTCATTTAATTGTTCCTCATCTTTAGTAGCTCTCTTTCGCGAGCCGCATCAATTCTAGCTTGTGTTTGTCGCTCTTGACTAGCAAGCCGTTGCTGGAACTCAGTCTGCTTATTAGCCATACGCTGTTGATCCATCTGCAATTCTGCCTGATCCATCTGCATATCAGCTTGTTGCTTCTGAGCATCCAACTGAAGCTCCTGTTGCTTCAATTGTACCAGAGGATCAGGCCCTTGGCCCTGACCCGTTATCTGTGCCGTAAGCTGTTTCAGGTTGCCAAACTCTTGGGCGTTCATCTGAGCAACCATAGACTCCAACTGAAGCTCCAGATCTGGCGTCAATGCCTGACCACCCGTCTGTTGCAACAACTGCGCCGTCGCCATCTCCTGACACTTGAGCTTCACATGCTCAATAATATGCTTCTGAAGCGCAATGGCCGCCTGCGGCAACGCTTGCAACATGGGCGACGTGCCAAAAGTCAAATGCGCCAAAATATGAGCGTCATGGTCCTGACCCTCAAACGCCTTCAATTGTACGCTGTCAATCGCGTCAATGTTCTCCTGCGCCGGATCTTTCGGAATAGGATCAGCCGAAGAAGGCGCAATCAGGATCTTGTCAATGTCACTGACCCCCAACGCCTCATACATGCGACGGTACGCCTCATGCAAATCATGAATCTGCGGGGCCTGCATCGCCATCTGTAACTGAGACTGCGCCAAAGAAATACGCTGTGCCTGCGAAAACGAGTTCGGATTCGACACCGGAACTACATCTACACGGTCGTCAAAGTCCTGACGCATGATCGTCCGATCACCGCCCTCTACAGCATACGGATACTCCTGCGGCAGATACTCCGACATCACCCGAGCAAGAAGCTTAAACTCCTGCTTCATGCTGTAGTGTAGGCGCTTATGCACCGCACTCATGACCCGTGAGCCTTGCTCCAATAACGCTACCGTCGTACCAACAGCCGCCTGCTGATTACCGTCGCCCACCTTCATGTCCGTAATCGTCGCGAACCGACGGCCCGCATCAACCACAAAACCCAAAAGCTGGAACAACGTACCGTCAGGACCCTTGAAAGGCAACGGCATCAACGAATCACGGATCGCGCCACCCGGCGCGTCTACGTCGCGGAATTCTCCCGGCTGAAGGGGTTCTTCGTCATCTCGTACCCTAAGTCCGCGAGCCTTGAAACCAGCAGGGAGATTAGAGAGAGTGCCAGCATCAATAAGCTGGCGAAGAGCCGCCGTAGCTGTTCGGGACAGGCCGCCAATAGTGTGGATAAGCCCGAGGCCATAAAATCCGAATCCCGGAAGGAACTTATAATGGACGAAATACTGGATTTTTCGTCGCTTTTCATCGTCTTCGCGATAATTTCGTCTAATGGCAAGTATTTGTCCGCTATCCTCACTAACCGTAACAACGTAAGGAACTTTAATTCCTGTTGGTTCACCATCTTCCCCCATGTCTTCAAAGCCGGGCAGATCAAGATTGACGTGGCACTCCAACAACGTGCAGTCGTAATCAATGTTGCTAGGCTCTACCCCATCCAACTTGTTCATCGTGTCCGTGACTTCATCGTCACTAGACTGAGATGGAATAACAGGAATGTCTCTATAGAACCCCATGACCTGACGAATACGCAGGTCATTCAACGACATCTTCACTACCTGCGTAATGTTTTCGCAGGAATCCAGATCACTAGCGCCATACGGCACCACAATGTCCTCTGCTGGGACAAACTTGCTTACCGCCCGGTCAATCGCCTCGTCATAGTAAACTTTCTTAAAAGTTGACCCTGCCAAAGGCAAATAAAACAACATCTGATCAAATTCAGGCGTGTACTCCTCCATCACGTTCGTGATGTAGTAGTTCATAAAATCTTTAACACGGTGCGACTGCGCCTCACTGTCCTTGGTCTTCTCACCAACAACGTGAGTCCTGACCGGACCAGAAGGCGGCAATAGCTCGTTAAATGCCTGTGCCTGAAACTGTGTGGCCGCTTCCGCCAACAACGGGTGCGTTACACCCGTCGCTCCCCGAAACGGCATCGTGCGCTCCTCGTAGTTGTAACCAAGAAGCTCCAAACCCTTTGAATACGCGTCTTCCCACTCAGAACGAGAAGATTTATTAGCCTCAAAATCCCCTAAAAGCTCTGAAGAAAGTTGGCCCAACGCTCTATCGTCCAACTCCTCTGCCAAGTTGTCATAGAAATCACCGCTATCAAGACCCGCCATGGCCATAGGATCAAAGTCGATAGTAACCCCACCATCTTCGTCCTCCTCAATTTCTATGCCTTCCGGCAAGATTTCATTGACAGAACCTACAAAAGTGCCCGGTGCGGCCACCTCAATGTCCAATTCCATTTCTTCTTCGGTAACTTCCGGCATCATCGCCGTACTGTCCATCAAAGAAGAAAGTTGTGATTTGTCGTCACCGTTAGCCATCAGGCTCTCCTAGTATACGGGGCATATGCGCCTACGCCGCGTCGGATATCATATCGCGCTTCGCCGCCCATAGCATAGCCGCTCGGGTCGTCAGTATTAACCTGACCTTTCTCCACTAGCTCTAAAATCATGGATTCCGCTTCAGCTTTGCTTTGTGCTGGTAAATTAAAACCAATGTCGTTGTTTTCTAAGTCCATGCGTCGCGAAACAATCGGACCGCCCGCAAAAGGGCGATACTCTCTTGCGTCCGCAAAAAACTTGGCTAAATCAGGGTTATCTGTCTTTGACGCCAGCCAACCTAAAGCCACGTGCCGCGCGGCATCTCTCTGGGGCACAGATAACCCGTACCTTTCCCCTATAGAAGACGCCCAATCCGTGTCTTGCTTGGGAATGCCCAAATAATTCGCCGTGCCCGCTTCCAAACCCTTGCTTAAAATTTCTTTAAACAAAACGCCTATTCCGCCAGAAACATCTCCCCCGTCAGCGTACTGCCCCGCCCGCATGGCGGTAGCATGTCTTTGCGTAGGGTCACGAAAATAACCGCCTTCCGCAATAACCGTACCGCTCTTATCCGGGCCTACGTTTCCAGAGCCAGTGGCAGGCGAAAGGTTTTCTCGCAGGTAATCAAGCACATATTCAGGGACCGGCTTGCCCGTCTCTCTTTCAAACAATTCCCCCGCCAATAAAGCGGCAATCCCCACAGGTGTGGGGTTACTTATTAACTTAGCTATCCCTGCCGCTTTTAATGGCGTAATAGAAGGCATTAGCGGGCCATGGGCATGATGCCCTGTTGCATTACTGGGACCGTGGGCCGTGGTGCGAGTTTCGCAAGGTTACGACGAAGAGTCGCCTTCGACCGCTCGGGGTTCAAGAAAGACTCAATGCCTTCGCCGGTGGTCTGCAAATTGGCCATGTCGCCACTGTAAACATCAACGATGCCGCCTTCGGCAAAGCCGGGAGTAAAGTCATACTTAACATCTTGAACATCCAAAGCCGAAATAGTGCCGTCATCATTGACAAAATATTGAGTGTCACCGATTCGCGTGGACGTTGTGCCGAGGCCTCCATACAACTGTCGCGCACGAACTTTTTCAGTGTCTGTAAGCAAAGAGGGGTCGATACTACTTGCCATCGCATTGTTTCGATTTCGTCTCCACTCAAGCGTGTCCATAAAGTTTTGCCGACGCGCTTCGTCCATGCGATCAGAAATTCCGGAATAAATAATGCCTTGGTCCGGATCGTAAATTAAATCTCCGCCATACGCGCCTGTGCCGCTTTGAGCCGCCAAAAGGTTCATGAAGTCTTCTGTGGAAAGATTTCTTAAAGAGTCTTGCTTGACTTGCTGTCCTTGCAATATACCGCGCTTTCCAAAAATGTAGTCATTTACTCCCGCAAAATCTGCTGGGCTTAAATACTCTTGACTAAAATCTACGTTGGCCAGTTGGTCGGTGTACCAAGGCTCTGGCGTCGCGTAATAGTCCATTTTGGGAGCTAGTGGATCTCGACCGCTTTGAGCAAATAGTTGCCCTTCTTCAGAGTTTTTTATTTCATCTATGATATTAAAATAAGCTTGGCTACCTCGGTTTCCCCCTAAGCTGGCCGCTTGAAGGACCATTGGTGCGTAATAATCTATGGCGGAGCTTTCCGCGCCTCGTCCCAAATATTGACGAAAAATATCCGAAACATGCTGTCTAGCTCTTTTCTTTTGATACTCCCGCTCTATGCCGGAAATATAGCCAGAACCATATTTACGCGGTCCCGGTACCAAGCCTTCCACGTTCATGATGGCTTTTTCAATATCGGAGTATGAAGGCAAACCCCTAACACTCGTAGTGCCGGTGGACGTAGTGCCAGTGTCCGTAGTGCCGGTTGTTGTAGTGCCGGTTGTTGTAGTGCCGGTTGTTGTAGTGCCGGGGTCCGCTGGCGGCGCGCCAGTGCCGCCCGTTGGCGTAGTAGGAGTCGCGGTCGTCGGCTCACCTACCGTGCCTTCTACCGAGGCGGCAGGAGTAGTTACGGGAGTTATACCCGGTAGAGGCGGTGCCGCTGGGTACGGAGAAGACTGCGTCACTGTGCCGGAGTACGGGTCGGTTACCTGAAAGCCCCCTTCAGGATACGGGTCAAACCGGTCATACAAATTAGGCTGTTCAGAAGACGAAACCAAAATGTCCGACAAAGAATAATACGGCGCACCCTCTACCCCTCCCGTAGGACGTGGGCCAAGGGTGAGCGGGCGCGGAGTGTATGTGGAAGTTCCGTCAGTAGTGCCATCAGTAGTGCCATCAGTAGTGCCACCCGTAGTGCCACCCGTAGTGCCATCAGTAGTGTAAGGTTGACCTACACTGCCTGCTCCACTACCAAGAAACCCCCCGGCTTGTGAGTTAGTGTTTACAAATTGAAAAAGTCTTGTAAAAACGTCTTTGTTTTGATCTGTGAAGTTCATGCCCGCAATGGACGAAACATCAAGATCTGAGTCGGCAGTGTTATATTTTTCCGCTAGCCATGTGTCGTCTCCGCCGCCATCACCTCCGGGAGCAAAATGTTTTAAAAGCCATTGATAGTCATACGGGTCCGCGTCAGCAAAATACCCCAGCGTATTCAACAACTGTATAAATTCATAGTTAGTTGTGCTTGAGGGAATAACAATCCTGCCGTCGTCATTGACAGGAAAGCTTGTTCCGGTTGACGTGTTTACGCCCGAAGTACCGGATACGCCCGAAGTACCGGATACGCCCGAAAAATTGAATGTGCCAAGGTTTATCAGCGAGTTGTATATACTACTTAGCTGATCCTCACTCATGTTTTCAACGACTTTCGGATCTAGCGAAGCCTTCCATTCTTCATAGGAACCAAGGTTGCTTGCAGTGCCGTCCCGAGGGTCTGTTACAGTCAAACCTCCGCCGTTGCTATATTTTTTGACAAAGCTACCAATTCCGGAGTACATCGACATAAAGGTTACCCGTAATATTGCATCGGTCGGAGATTGGTAGACTCATCTTCCCAATAATCCGACGGCAGTTGTACAAAATTGCCCTGTCGATACCGCATCAAGGCCTGCGTGGTGCT